GTTGTCCCCGGCGGTAGACAAAGCGCAGGCGCTGGCCGCGCATTCGCTCCCACAGACCCGGCGTCATGCGTTTGCCGCGCGGGCCCTTGCCGGCGGCCGGTAACGGAATCGCCAGCCAGAACCCATCCTTGGAACGGATGGTGGCGCCCTGGTCATGCGCCCCCACCACCACCGGCGCCCGGCTGTAGACCAGGCCGGCGGCCTTGATGCTCATCTGCCCCTTGGGATAGACATCGCCGCGCCAGGTGTTGGCAAGGCGCTGCCCCAGGCCTGCGCTGGTGATCTGGCTGCGCAGCTCGGTCTTGAGACCATCGGTGGCCTCGCGGATGGAATGCGTGACCGCCTGTTCGGCAATGCGAACCTCGTCAGCCAACATCTGATCCAGATTGCCGGTGAGTGCCGCCATGAGCTTCACAGCGGCGCTCCAGTCAGCGTCCAGATCAAGCGGTCCCGATCCGCCAATGGCTCACCCACCACCTGGTAGGTCTGGCCAGCAACCGTGAAGCGCTCGCACTCGCGGGGCGAAGCTACGTCGCGGGACATCACATCAAAGCGGTGGGTGGCCAGCGCCAGGCGCGTGTCGCCGAAGGACTCGACGACATCGGCCTGCTTGGCGATGAACCGCGCAGCGATCTCACGACCATCGGCCAGCCGGTAGGTGCCGAGCACCCCCAGCCGGGCAAACAGGCGCGAGACTGCGCGCTCAAAGGCGTGCGGCATGCCAGTACTTAGACTGCGATGAGCTTGATCAGTACGCCTGGTCGGTGGCACATGGGCAGCGGGTTGCTCTGCGTGTGCAAGTCGGTACCGCGATCGAACTGACGAGGTGCCTGCTTGGCATACAAAGGCTGGCCCAGCGTGTTGACCGTTTCGTTGAAGTCGGCCGGAGCGAAATAGGTGCCGAAGGTGTCCACAGTACCCAGCGGAAAGGCATGCGCCTCGCCCGCTTCGATGAAGCGACGGCTACCGAGTGTTCCATCGGGTTTGACATAGGCTGCTTGGCCTCGGTACTCCTCGAAGGTGACCCCTGCAAAGGTGAAGCCCGAGCGCACATCATTGATCAGCATCACGCCTTGCTGCCAGTGCCGATAAGCCTCCTGCACTTTGTCGTGCGCGATAAGTGCACTGAAAAACTCGGGCGAGCACAGCACATGAACGCCTGTCATGACTTCACCGAGCAGGGACTCTTCGGTCAAACGCAACAGTTCAAGGCATTTTTCACGGACGTTTTCGTCGGTACTGACCGTCTTCGTGTTCACCACCTTGGTGAGATTGAAGTTGATCGATTTGGCCGGGATTTCAAATGCAGTGAACAGATTGACCAACTCCGTGCCATCAGCATCCAGAATCTTGCCTTTCAAAGCGCCCATGCGCAGGTGCTCCAAAGTGATGGCGTGCTTGTTGCGCATGGTTTCCAGGTGGCGGGCCAGCACACCAGAAATCGCTTCCATCTCGGTCTCCGAGCCGAAAGCCCGAATCCCTTGGACCTCCTCGGGCAGCACCACATCGTCGTGCGGGATGTGCGGGATCACGAAGGAGCGCAAGTTGCGCTTGCCACGTGTGCCCACCGTACCGGGCGAGCCCGGTGGTTGGGTCGGCAGCAAATTCAGACGGCCAGCGAACTCCTCCACGATGATCTGGCGGGTGCGCACGGGCTTGGCCGGAAACAGATTCAGCGCATCCAGGCGGCCATAACGGTTGGGAATGAGGTTGATGGCGGCGGTCAGGCTGGCCATCGAGAAACCGGGATTCAGAAACGGGTTATTCATTTGGGGCTCCAAAAATGACAAAACCCGCACAAGCCACATGGCCAGGCGGGTTTGAGAGGATGAGAAACAAAAAAGGTTTAGGCAGACTCACGCACCAACACGCCACGCTCGGCCAACTGCTGCTCGTAGGAAATGCGCTGGGCACCAGTGAGCGCAATCGGCCAGACCAACGCGGTCTTGGCAACGATGGCATGACGCGCAATCAGGATGGCATCGCTGCGGTCAGCATTGGTGGCGTCGACCTCGTTGGCAAGCACCCCGATGGCGTCCTCAGTGCCGTCGGTGGCGGCCGGATCGATGGCGTAGTGCTTGCCATCGTCCGTCTTGCGTCCAAGCACCGTGCCCAGGGGTAGGTTCTGGCCTGCAGCAATGGTGGCAACGTCACGCGAATAGCGATTGGGGGCTTCGTACTTCAAGAGATCGCCAAGGTTTTTGGCTTCGGTGATGGTGGACATGGTTTATTCCTTTGCGGTGAGTTTTTTGACAGCGGCCACGATGGGCGAGGCTTCCGGGCGGTCGAGGGACTGGGTGCCTGCATCGACGGTGATGGTCGATCGGATGTCGGCGGCATCGGACTTTGCGGCCCGAGCGTCGATCAGCACGCGACGTACATCGGCTTGCGATTTACCGGCAGCAATGAACTCGGCGGCGCGCTCGGGGCAGTTGGCCAACAAACACAGCTCGGCAATGGCCTGGGCAGACTGCATGACTTCGCGTTTGGCGTCGGCGACCAGTTGGGTCACTTGTTGTGCGGCGACTTGGTCAGGGTTGTGGTCAGTTGAGGGGTTTTCGGGGATGTGTTCTGCATCACGCATGGTGAGCTCCTTTTTTGGGGGTGCCGCCTCAGCACGGATGACGCCCCGCACCTGAGACGGCGAATGGTTACGGGCGTTATTTTTGGCGTTGAGAAACGAGTGGAATTCGCTCAAGGTGGCTTCCAGCGTCTGGATGCCATCGGCAAGTCCCTGACTGACTGCATTCGCGCCGAAGTACAGACCGGCTTCGGTGGCGCGCACGGCCTGAAGATCTAGGCCACGCATGGCAGCCACGTGATCGGTAAAGATGGAATACAGCCGATCCACTTCGCCTTGCAGTTCGGTCTTGGCGGTATCCGACAACGGCTCGTGAGGTGAGTAGTCGTTCTTGTGGGCACCTGCCGTGATGGCAGTGAACCGGTAGCCATCTTTGGCGTCTTTCACCGACTGGTCGACGTGCAAGGCAATGACACCGATCGAGCCGACCCCACCCGTTTCCGTCATAAACAGCCGCTGGGCGCTGGCCGCAATCGCATAGGCAGCTGAGTACGCAGCATCATTGGCTACCGCCCAGACGGGTTTGACCGCAGCCACCTCGCGCACGCGGCGGGCCAACTCGAAACTGCCCGAGGCTTCGCCACCGGGTGAGTCGATGTCGAGCAGGATGCCGCTGACCAGTGGGTCGACAAGTGCCGCATCCAGCATGGCACTGATCTCGCCGTAGGACGTCAAGCCCGAAGCGGCCTCCATACCCAGCGAGCGCTTGACCAGCGAGCCGTGGATCGGGACCACTGCAATGCCCTTGGGGGCTGCGGCTGCAGGTGGCCGCTGGTACACGGCCATGTCCATGGCTGGCATGACCGGAACATCGGCCATGCCGATGCGCTGGCCGACCACCGACAGGATCACATCCAGCTTGGGTCGATGAATCAGCAGGGGCGTCCCGAACAGGCGGGAAGCAAGGTAAGTCATGGTTGGGGGTCCTGGTTGTTGGGTGGCGCGGCATCCGGGTCACTAGACTGCGGATCCGTGGGCTGCGCGTCGGGGGCGTCGGTGGGCGGTGCTGCGGCTGCCTGGTCATGCCGGGCATCAGAGTCAAAGACCAAACCCAGCGCATCCGCCCGGGCGTTGTCCGCAGCGATCTCGCGGTCCACGTCTTCGGCGTCGTAGCCATTGCCGGAGATGGCTTCCGAACGGCTCATAAGGCCCGCCCGGATCGCCAGCTTCATGGCGTTGAATTCCTTCTGCGGATCGACCCAGCTCCAACCCTGTGGAATCCACTTGGCGGCTTGGTAGGCGCGGCGGTCTTTGCGGTAGCCGGGCAAGTCAATGGCGCCTTCGAGCACCGCCTGATCCATCCAGGCGCGCCAGATCGGTCGGCACAGCTGGTGCACGATCACACCGTGCTGCAAGGCCTCGCACCGACGACGAAACTCCAGCAGGCCCGCCCGGATGGAGGAGTAGTTCACCTGCGTCAGGTCACCCGTGAGCATCTCGTAAGTGATGCCCATGGCTGCGGCCACCGCGCGGAACTGCTGGCGCATGAATTCGGCGTAGGAACTGCCGACATCAGCAGGTGCTGAGAACTTGATGTCTTCACCCGGCTCCAGGATTTGCAGCGTGCCGGGCTCCATACCCGCGAGCGCCACCCCATTGCCATCTGCTGCCGACTCGCCCATCAGGTTGTCTTCCGGGGCCATGCGGGTGATGAAGCCAGCGAACATCGCCGCCGTCTTTTTGCGCACCAGCTCCGCGTCGTCGTACTGGTCCAGCTCGTTGAGTTTGACCAGCGCCCGGGTGAGCCAAGGCTCGCCCCGGATCTGACCTGGACGCAAGGGGCGAAACAGGTGGATCACTTCACTGGCATCCACCCGGACGGTGTCCATGCCACCGCCACCGGCACTGCTGGACATCGGTGCCAGCAGGCCATCATTGGGGTGCGAGCGATACAGGTGATAGGCCACCCGGCGACCCAGACGGTCGAACTCGATGCCAGCGCGAATGACATTGCCACCAGGCAGATCCCGGTTCATGGTGGTTGGTAGGTGCTCTGCTTCCAGAACCTGGATTTGCAGCGCCACCGGCAGACCATCTTCGGTACGGCGGTAGCGCAGCCGAACCAGAGCCTCGCCGCCTTCGAGCATGGCGCGGGTGGCCAGAGCCTGAAGACCGTAGAAGTCGGTCAGCCCTGCTGCATCGGCCTGCTCGCACCAGTCCCACCAGAGGCTGTGGATGGCTTCTCGCGTAGCCTGGCCTTGCACCATGCTCTGCGGCTTGATGCCGGTACCGATCGCGTTGGCCACAAAGGCTTCGATGCCTGCGGCAGCCCAAGCGTTGCGCCGCACCAGGTCACGGCTCTTGGCACGCAGTTCGTCTTGGGCCAGCGACAGGGCAGCCACCGCACCCGGATTGCTCGGCATCCAGGCCAGGGCGCGCCGCCCGCCACCGGTGCCGTCATAGACGGGCGTGCCACCGAACATGCGCCGGCTGATGCGGGTCATCGTTTTGAACCAGGTCATCAGAGCGCCTTGCTCGTGGTCACGCGAATCTGGCGCGATTTGGGTGCACCGGATTGACGAGCGATGGTGGCTTCGACTTCAGCGATCGCGGTCTTCAGATCGGCCACGCTGCGGTACTCGATGCTCTTGCCCTCGTAGGTCACGCGGTGCTCGCCACTGGCCAGCGCTTCGCGCAAGGCCTGCAGGTGTTCTGGGGTGTAGGTACTCATCAAGTCATCCATCGGCTGCGCACCACGCGCCGTGCGGGCGCTGGCGTGCTGCCAGAAGTGCTGAGGCCACCGTCGAACTGCTGTTCTTGGGTGGCCTCGGGGGTTGTGATTTGTTGGGCGTTGAGCGCAGGACCAACGCCGAGTTGTTTTTCGAGTTCTTGCCAGTGCCGGTCTTCAAACCGATCCAGGCCTGCTGCCGCAGCCGCTGCCCGGGCGTAGACGTAGCAGTCCAGCGCCTCGTTGCGCTCGCGCATCTTTTGCCATTCGCGGTGGGCGAAGCCATTACGGTCACGCCGTGTGATCAACTGCTCGGCACAGAGCTGCTGCAGGTATTCCGCGTCGACCTTGGGCAGGTGCACGAAACCGG